GTGCTAATGAACCAGTATCTAAATTGCGTAGCTACTGGCGAGTGGCCGATGAATGAAACCTCTTGTGAAAAGTATAATCGGAAGTGTGAGTTCTACGACATTTGTGATGCTTCAGGATTGGCCGCGAAGAATTACAAGATTAACTCTGAATATATTCCAATTGAACCTTGGGATGTAACAAGAGTTATGAAACGCAGTTCCGAACTAATTGAGGAGGTAAAGTTAAATAGGGAGAGAGCAAATGCCGAGGCGGAGCAATCACATCCATCGCCTGAAGAAGCATAAGTATTCTACAGGCAATACTATTTTCTTCTGTACATTGCCCGACTGCCATTACAAGATTGATTCTGCATTGGCGTTGGGCAAACGGAGCATCTGTAACATCTGTAGTAACGAGTTTATCATGAGTGAGTATTCACTTAAGCTAGTAAGACCGCACTGTAATGATTGCGGTAAAGTTAAAGTGAAGGACCATGAAGGTAAGGATAGGTTCATTAAGAAAATCACAAATCAAATCCTTACTGGAGTGGCTGCTGACAGCACTTCTAGTCTGCGCTCACGTCTTGATAATGTTACTGGTGCCGCTGACGAAGAAGATATTTAAGTGTAAACATTCCCATACTGTATTGGTTATTCGTGATAAGAGGTTGTATACCGAGTGTACTAACTGCGATTGGCGCAGTAAGGGAATAAACGTTGACTAAAGCAAGTGATTTGGTTTTGGAAAGCCAATCATCTATATTGCTTAAGGGACCATTCGGCCACGGCAAGACTCTAGCCGCTGCTAGTTTCGCGTTGGATGGTCCAATCTGGATAGCTTACTGGGACAAGCGTAAACCAGTGGAGCTACTACACTACTTCCATAAAGTAGTTAAGCGACCAGAGTTACTGAGGAATATAGAGTACGATATATATACATCCCATAACGCAAATGAATATCTTAATAAGCTATTCGATTTGGTTAAGGACTGTAGATATTTCGCAGTCATCAATGACTCAGTAACTAACATGACATCTGGTGCTGTCAATTGGAGCCTTGGGTTTAGACCTAGCAAACTCAAAGGTAAAGATAAGATAATGCCAGACTTCGATGAGTATAAGATAGAAACATCCCTCGTTACACAGTGCTTAGACATATGCAAAGCACTGCCCTGCCACAATATTTGGACCTGCCATCCTGTTCCTTCCATTAAAATTGAAGGCTCCGGCAATTCAATTAAAGTCACTAAGTCAAATCCAATTGTTACTTACGGTTCTAAAGTGGCTGGTATTGTACCCGGAAACTTCTCTGAAATTTACCATTTCTCTAAAGAGTCTAATTGGGATTCTAATACTGGTAAATCAACCATCAAATACAAAGTCTCAACTGAAGCTATTGGTGATGACTTTGCCAAATCAAATCTTGGTTTGAAAGGTGAGTTTGATATTACTGGTAGACTCTTCTATGAGGTTTGGAGAGAACAGATTAACAAACTTAAGGAGGAAATGAATGAGTCCGTAAAAGAACATAACGACACAGCCGTTATTCCATTCACTAACATTCCATCCACAGCCAACAAAGCAAACAATCCTTGGAAAGTGTAAACCATCATGCAAAGAGTACTGACTCCTGACGATTTGAAAAAGGGTGACTTGGCAGAACCCGGCTGGTATCTCCTCGATATTATTGATTATACCGAGGAACCAGCAGACACAGACGGTTCCACTAACTGTATCTTTCACTTCAAGATACTTGCTCCAGAGGGACCGTTCAAGGGTATCCAACCACGTAAGCTATTCAATGAGAAAGCTCTTGGATTTGGCAAGAGCCTTTGGGTAGCTCTGAATCTTCCTTATCAGGAAGGTGTTGGATACACGCTGACCACTGACCTGTTCAAGCAGACCATTGGTCACAAAGTCATGGGCTATATCAAGCGTGGCAAGTCAAACAAGGGCAACGAATTCAATGACCTTGCTGACTTCAGGGCCGCAACTACGTAGTTAGGTATTGCTAGGATTCCTGTGAATAAGTTTCAATTAGAAACAAATAAGCGGGCAGGGGCCACCTGTCTCCCATCCTAGCAATTTTATCTGGAGTACGAAATGGAACGTCGTAAGTTTCTACAGATTCTTGGAGGTAGTGCAGTATCACTGTATGCATTTGATTTAGATAAATTATTGTGGGTGCCAGGTGCTAAGACCATAATACTACCACCTGAAAAGCGCCTGATTTATGCCAGCGAAGTAGCTGCTGCGGAGTGGGACCACTTTTTGGGTGTGATGAAAGAAACATACCTGAGTGATAACCTACTGTATAAGATAGTGACAGACAATCCAAGTTATAAACACGAAACAGGAGACTGGAGAACAGTCCAAGTCTACTACGGGTATACAAAATGACACAGCATGATGTTAAAATCGCCGTTGATTTACTAGAGAAGTTCATCCTATCCGTTATTAGGAATGAAGGTTCTCCAGATGTATCAGATGCAGTAACATTGAATAAGCACAGGGAAGTATTTCAAGCATACCTTGGTATCCTAGCTGGTGCAACTGAGGAACATATCAATCCCACTACTAGCTTTGATTGTCCTGACTGTGGCGGTGAGATGTTACTCAGAACCAATAGGCAGAACGGTGATAAGTTCTGGGGATGCAAGAAATATCCTGAGTGCAGAGGGACTAGAGATAGCTCCGGTCTTTCAAGAGAAGAGAGAAAGGCTAAGCAGGATAGTTACGAACAGCAAAGCGGGTTCTCATTTAACAAGAAAAGAGACCCTGCTAATGAGGTCGGACCTTGACAAATGAAGGCACCCCCGGTTAAACAACATTGGGTGGACAAATGTATTGACATATACAACTTTCACATCTCGCAACTCAAAACTGAATCTCGATGGACTGTTGAGCAGACAGCTACTGTTCTGCAACGGTCCATTGGTGCGTGTAGCCAAGCTATTACTATAGCTAGTTGGCTTAGGACGCATGAGAAAGTGTTACGTAGATTTAGGACGGAGAAGGATGCTATGAAATTTATCAAGAGTAAGAAGCATGAGATGAGAACTCAGGAGCTTAACCTATGATTTACAAATTTTCATACGAAGTTTGTACTGATGATAATAAAACATTATGTGCTTGGACAGAAGAAAGTGGTGACTTCTGGCTAGCCTTTACTCATTGGATTAGATATGTAATGCATCATTCACCTCAACCTAAAAGCTGATGCCTAGATACGTGCCAGGTTGTGGTCCTATTGACCACGAGCTAATGATTATCGGGGAAGCGCCGGGCAAGAATGAGAATGAACAAGGCATTCCATTCGTCGGCGCTTCCGGTGAAATATTAGATGACTGTCTACGCAAAGCTGATATTAAAAGGAGTGCTTGTTACATTACCAATGTATGTAAATATCAGCCACCCGGTAATGACTTAGATAAGCTGCACCTAGTAGGTATTAACCTAGAGGAGCAGGTAGAGAAACTCTGGCGTGAAGAGATAGAAGTATTCAGACCTAAGACAATACTAGCCGTTGGTAGACATGCAATGCGAGCCGTTATGGGTTGGCAGTTGCATGTAGAGAAACAAGACAAGTATCCTATTGGTAACTATAGAGGTAGCATATTAACAGCTAAAGATGGAGTAACCAAGGTTGTCCCTACAATACATCCAGCCGCATTATTTTCGAGGTATGAAGATGGAGAACAAAAAGGAGGACTTGAATACACATATCTTAAACTTATTGAACACGATATTGCAAGAGCTGTTGAGGAATCCAAGACCAGAGGATTATCTCTTCCAGATAGACAAATCGACGTGTGCCATAATTCTCTCGACTTGTATAGGTTTTTCGATAAGTATAAACACCTTGACAAAGCATCTGCGGATATTGAAAGTATTAATTGTGTGCCAGTTTGCATTGGCTTTGCTTTCAATAAGCATCATGCTTTATCTATTCCTCTACAGCGGCAGATAGGTAGGCATCAGATTACTGACATGGGTTATAATGAACTCATGGAATGCTGGAGAGTAGTAGATGGTAAACTCCGTAGCTTGCGACTCATCGGACAGAACTTCAAATACGATGAGTTCAAATTATCATTACTCGGTTTCAAATGTAACAACGTCTACAGTGATACTCTTCTCAAAACCAGAGTCATATTCCCAGAATTACCAGATAAGAAACTCCACGTCCAAAGTAGTATCTGGACAAGGGAACCATACTATAAAGAAGAAGGTAAAGAGTTTCGTTTGGGGAAGCAGAAGATTGACCAGCTTCTCAAGTATAATGGAAGAGACTGTGCAGTCACGTATGAAATCGATGAGGTACAAGAGCAAGACTTGCGTGACTTACAGGAAGCATACAAGGTGCCGCTCGTAGATTACTATTACAACTACATGATGAAGAAGCACAAGTTCTACCTGAAGATGGAGAACGTTGGCTTTCCAGTAGATGTAGCTAGACAGAAGGAGTTGAAGAAGAAGTATACAGAGATGGCTAAGACACCTCATGCTAAGATAGCAGAGTTAGTTGGACATGAGGTTAATGTTAACTCGTATCCTCAGATGTTCGAGCTTTTGTATAGAGAATTGAAACTCAAATACATGAAGCGCAATCCTACATCAGAGGATACTTTAGTACGGTTGATGGGTAATCATGCCAAAGACAAAAACAAAAAAGAGATACTCACCAACATTCTCGAAGAGCGTAGAATTCGGACCCAGCTCTCCAGATACATTAACTTTTGTCCAGACTATGATGGAA